CGTGAGGGGGCTCTCTCAATAGCGTGTCAACATGACCTTTAGAAAAGGTATATGTCAACCCAGACATGTATCTGTCGGACCTTAGGTCCCGACACACGCTGTTACCTCTGGCCTTTCGGCCCAGTCCACCAAGATAGGAATAGAACATGCCCACCCAAGAAACCTGGAATAGCCAAGCCTCCTTACGGAGGTACAACTACGACGGGCGTCAAAGGACATGGGTAGTAACCCCTAATTTTGGTGCTCTTGACAAAGATTCGAAACCGGTTAACCCATACAATGACCACCGTTTGAAAGCGACTCAATCGTCGTTAACATACGGACGGTATAGTGTGAGTACGGGGGCGAAGGTAGAGGGGGAGACGAATTACTTGAGGGACCTGAACTACATTACCGGTCTGTATGCTAGTTGTAAGACTAGCATTACACCAGACTGGTTTTCGTATGCTCGGGACTCGCAAGATAATTCGGCTATCCTCAAAGCCCTTGTCAAGATTGCAGATGCGAAGGTTAACCTCGCGGTTACCTACGCTGAGGCGCACAAAACAGCGGATTTGATCTTAGATGCGGCTCGCCGCATCGACAGAGCTTACCGTTCGTTTCGTAGAGGCGATTTAAGAGGTATCGCCTCAAACCTTAACATCACCCCAAGAAAGCTTCATAAAAGCTGGCTTGAGTACAAGTACGGCTGGATGCCGTTGCTAATGGATGTTAAGGGTGCAGCTGAGTTTTTTGCTCAGCAGCACGTGGTCCGACCCCCCCGGTTCAAAGTCACTGCCTCCGTGTCACGGGTGAAAGCCTATGACAAGAGTTATACTTACCAGAGCTGGGGGGGCACCCCAAACGACACCACGGCTTCGCAGCTTTTTAGCTGCAGTCGTGAGGTGATGTGTAAGGTGTGGTGCGAGCTCTCCAGCCCGCACTTATCGGAACTGCAACAGCTAGGTCTGACTAACCCTGCTTTAGTTGCATGGGAGCTCGTTCCGTTTAGCTTCGTATTCGACTGGTTTATCCAAGTCGGAGATTGGCTGACGGGTTTGACGGCTCTTCAAGGGGTCACGGTGCGACGAATCATGCTGCATCATGTCGAGAACTTTGGTTGGTCGGTTACTTTTCCTCACACGGTTCGTGTGTTGAACGGTTTCCGATACGACCAGGGGCTCGAATCAATGCAGCTGTCACATCGCATCTATGAACGTAGCATCCCCAGCTACTCACCGGGAGATCTGCATCCTCCAATGACAAATAGTTACGACTTTCCCAAGTTGGTAACTTCATTGGCTCTGTTGCGGGGAACCCATCGAGGGACTCAGCGGCTTTAGCCGTTTGAGGACCTTACTTCCTTTTCAGGAGTTATACCTATGGCAGCAGCTGCCGCACTGACGCTCAAGAACAACGCCGCCGCGAACGTCACGTTCGATGTCTATTCGGTTAATCCCGATAGCGTCGAATGGGTCGAAGCTGGCGCGACGTCAATCCTTGGGACGTCCCGTTTCGTTCTGTCTCGGGTCATCCCGGCAGACAAGACGGCGGGTGTTTATCGCACTCGAGGCAAACTGACGCGTCCGGTTATCAACGGCACGTCTGGTCTTCTCGACGGTACCCTCACGGGCACGTTCGAGATTCTCCACCCCGCTAAGCTTTCGACTGCCGAAACGGATGAACTGGTTGCTCGCTTCAAAGAAGCGGTTGGCCTGGCCATCGTTAAATCGGCTGCCGAGACTGGCGCGATTCCCACCTAACTTCCTAACCTAGGACCCTTGAAATGAATGACTCACACGAAGTGATCACTCTCGAGACGATGGCTCAATGCCTCGCCGATGCCCGCACACTGCTCCGCGATGGAGATATGTGTGCTGACACCTATGTCAGTCTGCTCGAAGAAGCCTCGCGGCTCATCCGGTCAGTCCTGGCATTCGCACAGGAGTCTTGGCTGGAGATTAGAGATGAGGAAACGGCGGAGGCCTGGGCGATTGTCGACCACAGTAATGTGGTTGAAGCGCACAGGCGCAGTGCTTGCTTCCAAGGAGGGGATCTCGATCTTTATCTTGATCTTCAAAACCTTGGTGGCACTCTTGTTATGGAACCTGGATCCGACGCTGCTGGCAAGCCTAACTGGCTTGTTTACAGCTTCGATCTGAGTCGGCTGTGGGAAAATGAATCCTTTAAGCCACTCCGGGACCATGACTGGGGCACTGCTTGACCAGACAGAGGGAAAACTCTACTAAAAGAGCCCTCTTAGGAACCCTGCATGCAATGTGCAGGGACTTCAGGGCGCCTCCCGGCGTTCTGAAGCGTGTTGCCGTTGACTTGTTTGAGTCGCTCAACACACCGATCTCACTTAGTTGTGAGATTTTGCTCCGTTACGATGAGGTAGAACAGCTTGTTCGCAAGACTGTCGATCCTAGGGATTATACCCTGCCCACTAGGTTTAGAGACGACTACCAAGCCGTTTCTTTCCTTAAAAAGGCCCCGCTAGAAATAGCCGGTGTGGATCCTCTCGTGACAGCGAAGGAGAAATTCTTCGCCGCGGAGGTTTCGTGTGGCGAGACTAACGCCCGTTTCAGGGCTCTCTGTGCTGGTGTGAAATACAACACCAGCCCCCGAGTGATAGCTGTCCTTTCAGCAGCTGCTCAGGAGGTTCAGAGGGTCCTAGGGACGAGTGTGAATTCTCGCGAGTGGCTCGACGCATGTCGTTTTGGCCCCGGTGCTTTTAATCACTCCGAGGCAAGGGGTTTAACATCCCTTTACGATAAGCTGCAAGTCTGTCCGTCCGTGTCTCACGACATGGCGGAGATCGGGGCCCTGCTTGTGCAGAGCCGGCCTCAGTGGGCTAGGTCAGTGACTAACTGTGAGATTGAGGGCTTTTGGCCCTTGATCAAACGGGAAGATTTAGACTTAGTCCCAGGCAACCGTATAGCTTTCGTGCCCAAAACCGCTGTCACGCACCGAACCATTGCGATCGAACCGCTGATGAATGTCTATGCCCAACTTGGGCTAGGCAGACTAATGCGGAGAAAGCTTTGGCTTAAGTGCGGATTGGATCTTGATGACCAGGTCCCTAATCAGGAACTGGCCCGTCGGGGTTCAATCGACGGCTCTCTTGCTACTATTGACCTGTCCTCAGCGAGCGATACTGTTGCTCGTGAAGTGGTCCGGTTTCTCTTACCACAAGAGTGGTTTGAGAGGCTGGATCTTTGCCG